AACAATGATTAGATTAGTGCCGCAAGATTTAAATTTAGACGCTGCGCCCGCTGGCGAGAAGCTGCCCCGTAGAACGTTGGCGGGCGTAGCGGTTCAATATGACGTGGAAGCCGTAGTATCTGACGGCCAAAAAGTAAAGTTTGCTAATGGTTCTTTACCGCTTGAAGGCAAGAAACCAAAAATGTATCTTTACCACGACAGCACCCAGCCAATAGGCATAGTGGAAAGCCGCGAACAGGTAGGCGATACCGTGCTATTTGAAGCCCGCATAAGCGAAACTCGCGCAGGGGACGAAGCGTTACAACTAGCAAAAGACGGCGTTTTAGATAGTTTGTCAGTAGGTATTTTGCCAGTTGAATTTAGCTTTGACGAAGCTGGCACAATGATTATTACTAAAGCCGATTGGCAAGAGCTAAGCCTTCTACCTTTTGGCGCTTTCGAGGCAGCTAAAGTAGATCGCGTTGCTGCAAGTATCCACCAACCAGAACCCGAAGTAGTGTTAAATAGTAAACAAGACCCAGAACCAGAGGTAACAGAAATGACACAGCCAACAGAAATTCCGCAAGTAATCGAAGCTGCAGCCGTACACACGGTTTACGCACAACCAAAAAAACTTCGTTTACCTTCGACGTCTGAATATATTGCAGCGTATGTGCGCGGCGGTTCAGATTTTGCACAACTTAACGCAAACATTAACGCGGCACGAATTGAAGCTGCGCCAGGCGTTGCACCATTTATAAATACTGAATCGACGCCAGGTATCCTTCCAGAAATTATTGTCGGCAGCGTGTATGATTCGCTTAACCCGATCAGGCCTTTCGTGTCTGCGATCGGTACTCGCGCAATGCCTACAGCTGGTGCAACGTTTCGTCGTCCAAAAATTACGACGCGCCCAGTAGTAACACAACAATCAGCACAATTTGACCAGTTAAACGCTTCGACTGTTGTCGTTTCAAATAACGATATTTCAAAACTAAGTTTTGGAACATTTGTTACCGTGTCCGAACAAGATTTGGACTGGTCAGACCCTTCCAGCATTGACATCATTTTAAATCAGTTAGCTATCGCCTATGGACAGGCAACTGACAACTACGCAATAGATACTTGCCACGCTGCAATTACACAAACTTCATCTGTTGCAGACACTGCAGTAGGTGCGGACTGGGTAGCAGCAATTTACGAAGGCGCACGACAAATTTCTACAGATAGCAATTATTTGCCTACGCATATGTTCGTTACGCCTGCTAGCTGGAAAGCTTTGGCAAGTTCGGTAGATGACCAAAACCGCCCAGTGTTTCCATTTGTAGGCGCACCAAACCTTATGGGTCAAAACGCTGCAGGTAATTCTTCTGCTACAAGTTGGAACGGCAACCCACTAGGCCTTGTGCTTGTAGTTGACCGCCACGCCCCAGGTTCGTTTATGGGCCACGCTGCAGGCCCAGCTGCAGGCTTTGAATTCTACGAACAGCAAAAAGGCGCAATTTCAGTAGACGTACCAGCAACACTTGGCCGCACTATTGCCTTCAGAGGCTACGCAGCTGGGTTTATGGCAGACGCTACTAAGTTCGTCAAGTTCGTTTAACGATCAGAAAGAAGGCCATCTATGGCCGTCTATTCGGTCAAACAAAAATATTTAACCGATAACTACGCAGTAGTTGTACTTGTTACAAACGCTGACCCGTTAGAAGTAGGGCAAAGCGTAGTTATCGCAGGCGTAGACGCCACGTTTAACGGTACTTACACAGTCGAAGCGCTGCCACAATATTATTTTAACGGCGTTGATATAGAAGGTTTCTTTTTATACGACATTGAAAGACCAATAACTAATCAAGTTTTATTTGCTAAAACCGCTGACAACGTAAACATAGTTGCAGCGTCAGGAACTTTAACCACTACGCCAGTTTGTACGTGGATAAATTCAACACAAATAGAAGACTGGTTAGGCATTGGCACAGCAACAGCAGCCGATACAGCATTTTTAACCCAATGCGCTTTGGCAGCAAACAATTTTTGTTACGCCAGAAGGCGCGAAGCTGGCTACAAAAACGAAAGTCTTACTACCGTGCCAAATGGTTCGGTAAGTTTAGGAACAATTATGTATGGGGGCGCGTTGTATCGACAGCGCGGCGGCGTACAAGATTTCGCGTCGTTTGACGGTCTAGGTACAGCTAACAGTTTTGGTTTGTCGCCAATGATTAAACAACTGTTAGGCGTCGATAGGCCAGCGGTTGCGTAATGCCCCAAAACTTTACCGATCTGTTCAACACGTCGCTAACTAATCTGACGACAACACTTACAGCCGTTACAGGCTTACAAGTTGTGAACGATCCCCGAAATTTAAACCCGCCTTGCGCCTTCATTGACGCGCCAAGCTTCGAAGCGTTTAACGCCAACATAGTAAAAATGTCGTTTCCAGTACGGGTAATAACTTTAGGGCCAGGCAACCTAGACGCCCAACGCAGCTTACTTAACCTAGCTTCGCTAGTGCTGGGTGCTAATGTAGGCGTTACGGACGGTAGGCCTACAGAAGCTTTAATAGGCGGCGTAGCGTATCCCGCCTATGATCTCACTATAACAATGCAAGCACAAACCCAGTAAAGGCACGATATGGCACAATACATAGTTACTAGTGATAGGTTCGCTAATTGTAAACGCGGCGATATTTTAGACGGCAACGATTTAGAAGCAGCTGGAATCAATATTGACGTGCTTATAGATAGCGGGCATATATCCACATATACGCCTAAAAAATCTGCTAAAACTAAAGATACAGAAACAGACAAGGACTAACCCACTATGGCAACTACCGTTTATCTTTCGAACCCAGCGCTAACGATTAACAGCGTCAACCTTACAGATCAGGCAACTAGCGCCGTATTGACGTTTAATTACGAACAATTAGAAACTACCGCGTTTGGTGATACAGCCCGCAAGTTTGGCGGTTCGTCTGTAACTTCGTTGCAAAACAATACTTTTGAAGTAACGCTTTATCAAAGTTATGCAGCGTCAGAAACAGAAGCAACTATTTACGGCCTTGTAGGTATTCAAACAACTATTACAGTTTCGCCTACAGCTGCAGGACTTGTAACGCCTAGCGCTACAGAACCAAAGTACACGCTTACAGGTGCTTACTTGGAAAGCCATACGCCTATTAACGCTTCGCTAGGTGAACTAAGCACTATTACGCTTACGTTTACAGGTGGCACATTAGCTAAAGCTGTTTCGTAATGGCGCGGCTTTGGCCGCTGAGAACTAATAAAACAAGCAACACTAATAAAGTGCTGCCCTACGAAAGGCAATTATGCAATTAACACTTAAAGCCGTATTTAAAGACGGCAACGATTACGAAGTGCAAACTAACTTAATGACCATAGTTTTATGGGAAAGAAAATATAAGCGCAAAGCTTCAGACATAGCCAACGGAATAGGCGTCGAAGACTTGGCCTATATGTGTTACGAAGCCAGCCGCCTAAACGGAATTACCGTACCTAGTTCGCTAGACACTTTTATTAACAGCCTTGCAAATATTGAGGTAATAGATCAGGCCGCTGATTTAAAAGTCGACCAGGAACAGTAAGTTATCTTATGGCCGAAGTGTTGGTAACTTGCCATTACTGGCCTAACCATATTGAATTTGGCATATCTGATCTTTACACGGTTGTAGACATTTTAAGCAAACAGAATAAAACTTATGTCTGACGCAAAACTAGTTTTACAAATTGAAGGCATTAAAGAAACGTTGGCGGAATTAAACAAATACGACAAGGTTTACAGACGGCAAGTTACTAAAGATATTAAAGGCGCTGGTGCGCCAATTATTGCTACAGCCCGCCAGCTAATAGGCGACGTGCCGCCGTTATCGGGTATGGTGCGCGGCAAACTTATTAAAGGCCGTGAGGTTTACTGGACAAACAGAACCGCTAAAGCTGGTCTAAAAATCAAGGTAGGTAGACGCGCCAGCAAAGGCGGCACAGTTCAATTTAAAGATAAGTTTGACGCCGAAAATAATCCGCGTGAAAGCCATAGCGTAACTTTTAAAGCCAGGCCGTACCAATTAATGGTCGCCCAGCAAATGGACGCGGCAGGCGCAATCTATGACCACGCAGGTATTAAAACAAAAAATACTAATTTTGTTAATAATCTAAATATCGAAGTTGGTAGCCAGCCACGCGCAATAGACCCAGCCGTACAGCAACACAGAGAAACCGTACAATTTGCAGTAAAACAAATTGTGGACGAAGTATCTAAAACGCTAAACAAAAAATTGAAGGTTCGCTATGGCAATTAACATTCCGATTACTTCGACGTTTGACGATAGCGGTTTAAACAAAGCGCAAAAAGCTTTAGCGGGTATTGGTGGGCCAGCTGGCAAGTTAGGCAATATTCTTAAAGCTTCTGTAGTGCCAGGGCTTATAGCTGCCGCTGGTTCAGCGCTTATATTTACTAAGGGTTTAATGCCAGCTATTCAAGCGGCTAGCGATCTGGAAGAAAATACAAGCAAAATTAAAGTTATTTTTGGCGACGCTGGCAAGGCTGTAACCGATTTTGCTAAAACCGCTGCACGGGATATTGGCCAGTCTCAAAATCAAGTTTTAGCCGCTGCAGGTACTTTTGGCACTTTTGGTAAAGCGGCAGGTTTAGCAGGCGATCAGCTGGCAACGTTTACTACTGATTTTATAACTTTGTCTGCAGATTTAGCGTCGTTTAATAACACAACGCCAGACGAAGCCATTAACGCTATTGGCGCTGCGTTACGCGGCGAAGCCGAACCGTTAAGGCGTTTTGGCGTTTTACTTAATGACGCGACACTAAAAAGCGCTGCGTTAGAGCTAGGCATATATTCGGGCAGCGGTGCGCTAACAGCACAACAAAAGATTTTAGCTGCACAAAAAGTTATTTACGAACAGACAGGCGACGCGCAAGGCGACTTTGAGCGGACGTCAGACGGTTTAGCTAACCAGCAACGAATACTTAGCGCACAATTTGAGAACGTTAAAACCAAAATAGGCGAATTGTTAATACCAGCGTTTTCAGCGGTAGTTAAATTCTTAAACGACGAAGTGCTACCAGCGGTAGATCGAGTTATAACAGCGTTTGGCGAACAAGGTTTAGGTGCAGGTCTGCGTCAAGCTGTAGCTGAAACTGGCGCGGCTGGTGAAGGTTTAGTTAAAGCGTTTAGGTTTATTGCTGTTAATGCCGCAAAAATGGCAAACGTCGTTTATAAGTCTGTTCAGGTGCTTATAGCGCAGTTTCAATTTGTTACAGGTAATCCGTTAGACGCTATAAAAACTATGTCTAAAGTCTTTGACGACTTTATCGACATTGGCGCATTAGAAAAAAGTTTTGATAGTTTTGCTTACAAAGTAAGCGTTTTACAAGGCGCAGTTTTAAGCCAAAACCAAACAATTCTAGAAGCCGAAAAACGGTTAAATAGTTTTGGCAAAGAAGTTAAAAAAGTTGCTGACGAATTAGCAGACGAAGACGAAGAAAAAGGTTTAAGCGGCGCAGCAAAGAAAGTTACTAAGTCCGTTAAAGAAGCGGCAGACGCCCTAAATAAAGAAATGTCCCAAGCGTTAGAAGGCGCTAAAGACCGTGTAGAAAAAGCTAAAAAAGCTTTTGACGATTACGCAAATTCTGTAGCTGACGTTATTAGAACCGCTTTAGATTTTGGCGCGGCTTTTGAGGAAGGCGGCGAAGACGCAGGTTTAACGTTTTTTAGTGCGCTTCAAAAACAAGCTGATAAAGCTAAAGAGTTTGCAAACCTTGTAGAACAGCTGTTAGCTAGTGGTCTATCTCAAGAAGCACTACAACAGGTGATCGACGCGGGCGTAGATAGCGGGGCAGCTATCGCTAAAGAGCTTTTGCAATCTAGCGAAAACGTTTTACGGGCTAACAAACTTGTAGAAGAAACAAACAAAATAGCTGAACAAATCGGCATTTTGTCAGCCAACAAGTTTTATTCCGCTGGCGTATCTAACGCCCAACAATATTTGGCAGGCGTCGAAGCGGCTATGGCTGTAGCCCAAGCCAAGCTAGGCAAAAAAGGTATAAACCTTGCTGACGTTAAAGGCATTAGCAGCGGCTTTAATAACGCTATTAGCACTACGCCAACAATGACCGCGCCTACTATGCCTAGCGTTATACCCGTAGGCGCACCCACAGACAAAGGCCAACCGTTAAGCAACGTAACTATAAACGTTAATAGCCAGCTTGCTACTAAAGCCGAAGTAGGCGAAGCACTTAACGACGCGCTACGCGCTTACAACCGTTTAAGCGGCCCGCTGCAGTTGCAGATCGCGTAATGGCTGGCGTAGCGGTAGTCGGTTCGGGTAACTACGAACTGTTTATAGACACAGGCTTTATTCAAGACGCTTTCATTTTAGATGACGCGACCGCTGGCGTTTTAAACAATACCGAATACGTTTTAAACGGTACTACCGATTTTGCACCAGTTTTAGACGGCTGCGTAAATGTGCGCGTTAAACGTGGCCGCGAAGACATAGGCGACCAATTTGGCGCGGGCACTATGTCGTTTACTTTGACAGATACAAGCGGAATTTTTAACCCGTTTGACCAGAATTCGCCTTTTTTTGATACGGCGTTATCTCAGCCAGGTTTAGCGCCTATGCGTAAAGTCGAGTTAGTGCGCTACGACAGTAGCAACGTCGCCCAATATCTTTTTAAAGGTTACGTGGTTAATTATAACTACAATTTTGGTTTAGGAATTTTAGACACGGTTACTGTTTTTTGTGCTGACGATTTTTATTTGTTAAGCCAAACATTTTTAGACGAATTTAACGTAAGCGAAGAATTAACTAACGAACGTTTAGAAGCGGTTTTAGATTTACCAGAAGTAAACTTCCCAGCGTTAGCTAGGGATATATCGACCGCTACACAAACTTTAGGCGGCGCGGCAGCTTTCACCGTTTCGCAAGGCACTAACGCCTTGTCGTATTGCAGCCAAATTAACGACGCCGAACAAGGACGTTTATTTATGTCGCGCGACGGCTTACTAACTTTTCAACCGCGCATAGGAAACACGCTAAGCGGGGCAGTAGCAGACTTTCACGACGACGGCACAAACACGCCCTACAACGCTTTAGGTATTAGCTTTGAAGCCGATCAAGTTATTAACCGTGCAGTAGTCCAAATTTTAGGAAGCAATAACCCGCAAATAGCAGACGACGCAGGCAGCCAAGCCAAATACTTTATACAAACTACAAGCATTACTAATAGCCTTTTACACAACGACACGGCAGCCGCCGATCTAGCTAGCTATCTGTTAGACGGTGAACCCCAAGCGCGTTATACGTCTGTTGGTACGGCGTTTAATATGCTGACTACAGCCCAGCGCGACGCCCTAGCTTTAATCGACATTGGCGACACGATTAGCATAGAAAAGTCTTTTGTTAGCGGTAACAGCACTACACAGCTGGCGCAAGAATTAAGCGTAGAAGGTATCGAATTTCTTTTAGATATTGGCACGGGCCACAGCGTTACGTTTTTTACTGCGCCTACTGTTGTCGTTTTTGAACTGATTTTAAATGACGCTATTTACGGCATACTAGACGCCGATAACGTTTTAGGGTAAAGTAAAGACACTATGACTACGCCTTTTCCATTTGTTAGCGGTGCAGTATTAACGGCCGCGCAACTTAACGACATACAAAATTTGCCGATATCGGACAAAACCGCTAGTTACGTTTTAGTAAATGCTGACGTTACTAAGCGCACAATTATGAACGCTGCAGGCGCTACAACGATCACGGTTGACAACTCGATTTTTACCGTTGGCGACGTTATTCAAGTCGCTAACAAAGGTGCAGGCACTTGCACGATTACTGCGGGTGCGGGCGTAACTATTAACACAAGCGGTTCGCTTGCTTTGGCGCAATATGGGGGCGGCTATTTACTTGCATTGTCGGCGTCAACTTTCACTTTTTTTAACCTAGGGTCAGGCGCAAATTACGGTACGGCGACTGGCGGCTCAAGTAGTTCAATTACCGTTGGCGGCATAAATTACACGTTGTTAACTTTTACAACTGACGGCAATCTCGTTGTGTCTAAAGCAGGTTTGTTTGATGTTTTATTGTTCGGCGGTGGCGGTGGCGGTGGCTCAACAACAGACAACGGCGTTAGCGGTGGCGGTGGCGGTGCAGGCGGCTACGTGCAATCAACAGTTTATTTAGCAGCAGCAACATACGCTGTTGATATTGGCGCGGGTGGCGTTGGCACAAGCCAACCAACAAACGGTTTTTGTTCGTCAATAGACACAACTGCTAGATCATTGGCTGTACCGGGTGGCGGTTTTGGTGGCGGTTATATTCCGGCAGGTGGTTTTGCTGCAGGTATTGGTGGTTGTGGTGGTGGCGCTGCATACCAGAACTATTTGACTGGTGCTGTTAGTGCATTGCCTACGGTCGGCGGTTTTGCTGGCGGTGATAGCGTTTCAGGTAGTGCGTCTGCAGCGGGTGGTGGTGGCGTTACAGCTGTTGGTGCTAATCGTGCTAGCGGTACTGTCGGTGGTGCTGGCGGTGCAGGTTACGATGTCAGCGCATTTATTGGCGGTAGCGCATTATTTAAGGGCGGCGGCGGTGGCGGCGGCGGCTCTACAACTGGTGGTGCTGGCGGTTCGTCTGTTGGCGGTGCGGGTGGTAGTGGTGCTAATAATGGCGCTGCGGCTGCAGCAAATACTGCTAGTGGCGGTGGTGGTGCTGGCACAGTCACACCGCCAAAAGTTGGCGGTTCAGGTGGTTCAGGCATTGTGTATGTCAGGTTTAAGGTTTAACTATGGAAGCACAATATTTTGCACAAATTAACGGCGACAACATTGTTACAAATGTTGCAGTAGTAACAACAGAATTTATGGCAGCAAACCCTGATCGATACACAGGCACTTGGGTAGAAACATTTATTGACCACCCAAACAAAACGTACGCAGGTTTAGGGTTTACATATGACGAACAAACACAAGATTTTACGCCGCCAATAATTGAGTTACCTGACGAGCCGTAATGCAATGCGGTACGGGCTGTTTGCGTTAGTACTTATAATGACCGCTTGCGAAACTACACGCGACAACACAATTACGGTTAAATCAAAGGTTAAAAATTCTGCGCTTAATACTTGTTATGTGCCTGACCGTTGCGGAATAACGCCTTGAAACGCTACCGATACAGCCCAGACGAATTACACGCGCGCCTAATCGTTACGGTTGGCGTACTGTTAGGTTTAGTTTTTAGCGTCATTGTTGTAGGTATGGTTTACGGCCTACTGTTTGTAAGCCAGCCAATAGAACAAAGCCCAAACGACGCAGCATTTATAGATTTGATGTCCACGATCGTAGTTTTTTTGACTGGCACTTTATCGGGCCTGGTTGCTTCAAACGGTATTAAAAGCAAACGTAACGAATATTTAAACGAAGATGACTAGACCGTACACAGCTGCTAAAGCGCCTGTAGCTAGTCGAGCTTTAGCAGGTAATGACGAATTTATACGGCAAATAGTTAAACGGTCTATGGGTTCGCTTTGGAATAATGGCAGTTTTATAATTAGGGATATTCGTACAAAGCCTGGCCAGTTGTCTAATCACGCGCGCGGTTTGGCTACAGATTTTAGCTACCGCAAAATGACGGATAAAGGTTTAGTAGACGGTCGTAAAATTGCGTTGCCGTTTATATACAAGCTGTTAGAAAATGCTGACGTTTTGCAAATTGAATTGGTGATCGACTATCACGAAAACAGAAGTTGGAAATGCGATCGCGGGACTTGGATCAAAGGTAAGTGGTCGGGCGGCGATTGGTTTCACGTGGAAATTTCGCCAGCTATGGCTAATGACGCAAACCTAGTAAAACAAGCGTTTGAACAGGTTTTTAAGGATATGCCTAAAACCGTGTAGCGGGTTCGGTTAGGCTTGTTTTAACCCTAACGAGAAAGTAGGCAACTAATGACCCTTTTAACTAAAGGCGCTATATCTGCGCTTATTGCTTTTATGTCCGCTTTTATGCTGACTAAACCGCCAGCACTTACGCCAGACGATCTACAGCCACGTTACGACACAGTTTACGAAGGGTATAGCCAACCTGTCACCGTGCCGTCTACGACCACTACAAAGCCTGCCAAGACCCTATGCGGGCAAGTATTTAATATGGCTAAAACTGTTGGCTGGCCTGTCAATGAACTATCTACCGTTGTAGCAGTTGCTATACGCGAAAGCCGTTGTCAAGTCGAAGCGTTTAACCCTAAAGACCCTAACAATGGCAGCGCGGGCGTAATGCAAATAAATTATTTTTGGTGCAAACCCAGCCAATATTGGCCTAACGGTTATCTACAGGCGCACGGTTTACTTAAAAACTGTTCAGAACTATTTGACTTGGAAACTAATTTACGTGCCGCTTTAGCGATCTATCGTTATAGCGAAGGCTGGCGGGCGTGGTCTTTGTAAAACATTTAATTATTGCGTCGGTGCTAACTGCGTACACGGGTGCGCTATGGTATTTTATAAGTAAACGAGAAAGGTTACGAGAAAATGAAAACAAACATAGAAATAATAAACGGATTAAGCAAAGTTGTAAGACAGCGTTACGGTGATAATGCAGTCGAAGCACTTGTAGGCGCACTATCAAGCGTTTGCACAGCAAAACAGTTAGAAGCATTGTTTGATAGGTGGTCTAAAAATGTCAAATGATTTTTTTAACGATCCACAGTTTCAAGCGCTTAAACACGTAATGAACGAAATCTCAGCTAACAAAGTGCCGTTACGTAATCCTTGGGAATTGGCAGCACGTAGCACACTTCGAGAATTACAGCACCAGATAGACGATCACAACGTTTTAGATGACGGCGAATTGATTGACGTACTTAACCAGGCACGTATTGAAATCAAATATTTGTTAAGCATTGTCAGCGATCTGCTAGAACGCATTAAACAACGCGACATAGAAATAAGTATCCAGCAATTACGGTTAAACGAAAACCAAGTAGAAATACAACGCCTTGAACGGCTGGCAGCTAATGCAATTTAATAATTTAGGCCAACCAGTAATCGCACTTATGAAGGCCGAATACGAAAAAGCCGAAAAAATCGTTAAACAAATGGACGAACTTTCTAAACAATTAAACCACAAACCAAACAAATATGATTTGCCCGAAGAATTGGTTTATGCCGAAAGTTTTAAAGGCGTATTAGGTGAAATAGCAGTAGCCGAATATTTTAACTACGACTTACATTATTTAGGTTACGACCCAAAACGAAGCGACGTTTTAGGGTATCAAGTACGCACTACTTACTGGCCAGACGGCAATTTATTAACGCACCCAGTTAAAACGCCTACAAACCCTGGCGGCGATAACCCAGGGCGCTACATACTTGTAACCATTGACCAGCTAACACTAGAAGCAACGCTACGCGGCTATTCGACGCTGACTAGGTGCAACGAACGCAAAAGTAATTGGAATACAAAAAACCGTTGGCCTTGTTACTTTATGCCACAAAACCAGTTATGGCCTATGGATATGCTGCCAGCCACGCAAGAGCTGTTAGATCACCAAAACCGAAAGGCGGCGTAATGGGTTTCAGCTTAGATAACTATGTCGATGTCGCTACACGTTTAGAAATGGCTTTTAAAAAATATCCAGATTTACGTATACAAGAAACAAATAGAGAAGTTATAGAAATGCCAGATAAAAGTTGTTTTATTCGTTGCACCGTTACTGTCTGGCGCGACCCCAGCGACCCGCTACCCGTTATAGCGTCAGCTTGCGAACTGTACCCAGGCCGAACCCCATATACGAAAAACAGTGAAAACGAAGTAGGGTTTACTTCGGCGCTTGGACGTTGTTTAGCTTTCGCGGGCTTTTCAGGTAACAAAGCAATAGCTAGCCGTGATGAAGTCGAAGCGGCCCAAAGCCGTCAACAAACACAGTTAGCGACAGTTAAACCGTTACACGATATAGAAGTACCTTTCCCCGAAGTAGCGCACCAAACAGCGCCCAGCACTAAACAACTTGGTTTAATGCGGGCGTTAGCTAACGGTCAAGGCATTACGGGCGACAAACTTAAAGAGTATTGCACCAACGTACTTAAACGCCAGATACATACGACAGGTGATTTAACTAAAAACGATATATCAAAAGTTATAGACGCGCTAAAGTTATCCGAAATTAAAGACAACTAAATAACGATCACACTAGGCCTAAGCGTGTAGCTACGCGGTTGGTATAAAACGCGGTAACGCGGGTAGAAGGCGCTGTAGTAATACAGAGCCTGGCTAACGAATAAAGATATGGGTGCTGCGCGAGGCGTAACAGCGGGGGGCATTTCAAACTAGGCTTTACACACAACACAAACACGTTATGAAAACAAAACAAACCTACAAACTTCAGCCCGTTTACCTGGTTAGCCAACACAAACTAGGACAAGGCGCGACAGCGCCGCGTCAGCACAAGCCGTAGGCGCGTGAGACTATGACACAAGGCAAGAAACGCAGAACACATAACCCAGACCAACAAAACAAACGCAGCCTAAACGCCGAAGCTAGAAGCAAAACAGAATTTAAAACAAACAGACAACGCCTACTAAAAGACAAACCTTTATGCCATTGGTGCAACAGTAGACAAGCCACCACAGCCGATCACCTAATCGAAACCGACCGCTGGCCAACTGGTACGCCTGGGGTAAACGGCTTAGATAATTTAGTCGCCGCTTGTAAACCCTGCAACAGTTCTCGCGGCGCACGATACGGCAACCTAAAACGCAAAAGCATTTACGAACTAGCACCAACAATAAACGCAAACCCAAAACCCGTTTATGCAAACAAATGTATAGATATACAACACAAAACAGATAACCCGTTTTTTTTACCAAACCTTCCTGCC